GTTCGGTGCTGCTGACCATCGATGAATTTCTGTCGTGCGAGGTTTCGCCCGATGATCTGCCGCCGCGCGAGGGGCCGGTTGTCATGGGCGTGGATCTTGGCGGATCGCGCTCCATGTCCGCGTCCGCGCTCTATTGGATGGAAACAGGCCGGTTGGAAGTTGTGGGGGCCTTCCCATGCAACCCCGGCTTGGCGGATCGTGGCCAAGCTGATGGCGTCAGCGGGCGCTATCTCGAGATGCGCGATCGCGGCGAGCTTGTGACCATGGGCGACACAACCGTGCCGGTGGGGCGCTTCCTGTCGAGCGTGGTGGAACGTCTGAACGGGCAGGCGCCAGCGGCAATCGCGGGCGACCGTTTCCGCCATGCTGAGTTTCTCGAGGCATTGCGGGATGCGGGCCTTGATCGGGTGCCGTTCATATGGCGCGGGTTCGGTTGGAAAGACGGTTCCGAGGATATTGAGCGGACGCGGCGCGCGGTGTTCGAGGGTCAGGTTCGCACCGTGCCGTCGCTGCTGCTACGCTCTGCGTTCGCTGATGCGATCACGCTGGTCGATCCGGCAGGCAACCACAAGCTGGCTGCTGGACGTAGCACAGGCCGCGTGGACGCAGTGGCGGCAACCGTCGTGGCAGTCGCCCAAGGACAACGCATGAAGCGAGCGCCCAAGCCGTCGCCGGGGAGGGTCGCATGGGGCTGAATCGCAAGCGGTCGGAATGGGCGGCGCATTCAAAGCGGGTCTGCAAATCGCAACGCTGGAAGGCACTGCGCAAGCAGGCGCTCGAGCGAGATGGCTGGAAATGCGTCCAGTGCCCTGAGCGGCGGCGGCTCGAGGTCGATCATATCCAGCCGGTCAAAACGCACCCCGAATTGAGCTTCGAATTGGGCAACCTGCAAACCCTCTGCGGTCGCTGCCATGCCCGGAAAACAAGATTGGAGGTCGGGCACAAAGCCCTGCCGCCTGAGCGCCAAGAGTGGCGAAACCTGCTGCGGGATATGCAGCGCAACCCAGAAGAGAGGCACGAGGATGCTTGATTCACTGAAAATCCAGCGGCGGCAAAGCGAGATCCGCCAGCAACTGGCCGCGCTGGTCGGCAAAGAGAAACCGACCGAGGATGAAATTCGCTCGATCGAAACGATGGATCTCGAGTTTCGTCAGAACGAAACCCGGTATCGCGCGGCGCTGATCGCTGAAAACGAGGAGCGCGAGGAGGCGCGGGGCGAGCTGGAAACCCGCTCTGCGCAGGAATGGTCTGACATGATGGCCGGTTTCGAACTGCGCCAAGTCGCCCTGGCATTGGATGAAGGCCGCCAGCTCGACGGCCAGACGGCAGAGATCGTGCAAGAGCTGCGCAGCTCTGGCGGTTTCCGTGGTATCCCGGTGCCGTGGCAGGCGCTGGAACAACGCAACACGGTTTCGACGGGCACGCCGAACCCGGTCCAGACTCGCCCGATCATCGATCGTCTGTTCCCTGACTCTGTGGCGGCCCGGATGGGTGCGCAGATGATCTCGATCGATGCGGGCGCTCTGGAATGGCCGATTGTCACCTCGAGCGTGACCGCAGGCTGGGCCGATGGTGAAGCCGCGAACGTGCCGAACGCTGCGGCCTATGCGACCACCGATCGCCCGCTGACCCCGGATCATAACCTTGGCGTCCAGATGCGGATCACCCGCAAGACGTTGAAGCAATCCGGCGCGGCGCTTGAACAGGCAATCCGGCGCGATATGGCGGGCGCTATGGGGCAGGCGATGGATCAGGCCGTGTTCCTTGGCACCGGAGCGAATGGCCAGCCTCTGGGCGTGATCACCGGCGCTGCGACCTATGGGATCACCACAACGGCGATCAACGCGGCGGCCAGCTGGTCGGCATTCCGCGCGGCCGTGGTGCGTTTCATGACGGGCAATGCCGCCGGTTCGCCTGCGGCCGTCCGGGCGCTGATCCGGCCTGAGCTCTGGGCCTTCCTCGATGACATCCTGATCACCGGCACGGCCGTTTCGGAATGGGACCGCCTGACCCAGAACATCCCGGCGGGCAACATCGGCATGACAAGCAACGGGCTTGCCGCCCCGGCGGGCGATCCTCTGGCCGTGACGTCGCTGCTGACCACGGCGGCGGGCGGTGTGGCCCCGATCTTTGTCGGCGCATGGGGTGCCGTCGATGTGATCCGCGATCCGTTCTCAGATGCACAATCCGGCGGCCTGCGGATCACGGCACTGGCAACCGTGGATCTGACGGTGGCGCGTCCTGCGCAGCTCGAGATCCTGACCGGCCTTCAGCTGGTGGCAGGTGCCTAATGGAACAAGGCGGCGTGATCGGTGGCCTTGAGCTGCGACGTGCGGCGCGCGACGGGTCGCGCCGCCTGAAGGGCCGCTTCCCCTATGGGAAGCGTGCCGTCTTGTCCGATGGTGGCAGGACGGGCCGTCCCCGAAAAGAAATGTTCGCCCCGAAGGCCTTTGCCTATCGGGTCGAGCGCCCCGAAGAGGAAATCCACCTGCTGATCGGGCATGATTACGATCGGCCGCTGGCCAGCCGCAAAGCCGGGACACTGTTTTTCAATGACTCGCCCGAGGCGCTGACATTCGAGGCGGTGATCTCTGCTGAAATGCAGGAAGTGTCCTACGTCGCAGATTTCTTCAAAGCATTCGCGGCCGGGCTGATCTTGGGGATCTCGCCCGGTTTTCGCATCCCGCCAGAGCGCGCGGTGCCGAATGCCGAAGCGACCGAAGAGGAAGATCCGGCCGAAGGCATGGCCCTGATCAGGACAATTTTTGCGGCGCTGCTGTTCGAAATGAGCTTGGTCACGGCCCCGGCTTACAAGGAGGCCGCGGTCGAAGAGAGGACCGCGGGCGGGCTTATCCTGCCGGAAGGGTCCACCGCAGGATTGCAGCGCACGCTTGCACGATGGAGGGCCTGACATGGCGGTGACACTGAAACAAGTCGAGGCAACGCCAGAGGCCTATCCGGTCTTGGAAGGCGAGCATCTGAGCGACGGGCAGGCGCTGCCAGCTGGCGCAAATGACTGGATCTGGCAACGGATCGAGGCCTACACCGCGCATCGGTTCACGCCGCGCCAAGTGGTCTGGACGGTCGAGGGCTGCGGTGAATGGGCCCCGCCTCTGGTTCCGGCCGTGCTGGATCTGGTCGAGGTCTGGACGGCGGGCGCATGGGTCGCCTGCACGCCTGAGCCGTCGCCTTGGGATGGCTATGAGCTGCCCGCGTTCGGACCCTACCGGATCACCGCCACGGTGGGCGGTGGCGATGTGCCGGCTGCTGTCATGGCGGCGGCACGCCGGTTGGCCGATTATTGCCTTTACACCCCAAGCGATGCGGCCGGGCCGCAACTCTGGGCAACGCAGGGCTCGCATCGGGACGCAGGTCCGGATGCTGCTGAGTCCAGTTTTCAGCGATCGGCGATGTGGATCAGCAAAGCAATGCAACACAGCGGCGCGGCGGATCTGCTGCGTCCATATCGGAGGGCCTGACATGGGCTTGATGGATCTGTTCCGGCGTAAGCCTGAGCCGCAAGAAACACGCTCGAGCGGATCGGGCTACACCGCGCAAATCGTGGCCGCGCGCGAAAGCTACATTCGCGGCGCTGGCGGCATCGCTGAATTGACCGCCACGGCGCAAAGCTGCATCAGCCTCTGGGAAGGCGCTTTCGCGCTCGCTGACGTGCAAGGCACCGATCTGCTGACACGGCGCGACATGGCCCTTGTGGCCCGCTCTGCGGCTCTGCGCGGGGAAGCTCTGTTCCTGATCACCGCGCGCGGCCTTGTGCCTGCCGTGGATTGGGATCTGCGCACCCGCGACGGCATCCCCACGGCCTACCGGCTCACGCTGGCCGATGCAGGCGGGGGCAGGGCGGTGACGGCCCTTGCCGCTGAGGTTCTGCACCTGCGGATAGGTGCGGACGCTGCGGCCCCTTACATCGGCTCTGCGCCGCTGCGGCGGGCATCGCTGACGGCTGGCCTTTTACAGACGATCGAGGCGGCCTTGGCTGAGGTTTACGAGAATGCGCCGATCGGCTCTGCAATCGTGCCCATGCCAGAAATGTCCGAAACTGACATGGAAAAGACGGCACGCGGGTTTCGGGGCAGTCGCGGCCGCGTGCTGATCCGGGAATCGGTCAACGTCTCTGCGGCCGGTGGGCCAGCACCGCAGCAAGATTGGACGCCGCGCGATCTGTCGCCGGATCTCGAGCGGTCAATGACCACGGAAAGCCTGACAGCGGCGCGGGACGCGATCTGCGGGGTTTTCGGTGTGCTGCCGGGTCTGTTCAATTCGGCGACCACCAGGCCGATGGTCAGGGAGGCGCAACGGCACCTTGCCGGATGGACGCTTCAGCCGGTCGCAACGTTGTTGGCCGAAGAGGCAACCCAGAAGCTGGGCACGCCGGTCATGATCGACGTGATGCGGCCGGTCCAAGCCTATGACGTGGGCGGCCGGGCTCGCGCGCT